AAGAAGAATTATTGCCACAACAAAAGAGGACTTATTATTAATGAAGCTATGGGAATTAATTAGAAATTTTAAATCAAAAAATGGTAGAATGCCTTTTGGTAGGGAGTTAGAAAATCTAAAGAAGATGTCTTCCGATCTTGAGTTTCGTGAAAAGCTAATAAGAATACCAGAAGAAAAACTTCCACCATTCTATGAAGCTAGACCTACAACAGGTCCAAAAGCAGAAGTTAAACAATTTCCAAAAGAGAGAATAGTTAGACAACCATCTGAAACTACTGAAGCAGGTGGACTTGAGAAAATTATAAAAGATTTGGAAGAAATGCAAGAGACTGGAAAAAAATACAAAGAAACAACTGTTGGTGATTTCATTGCAGACTATTTTGATATGCCAAAAAAGACTACACCTAAAAAAACTATAACTGAATTAAATGGTGTTAAGTTATATGGTGATGAAACATTTGACGAATTACAAATTATAAAAGACACAGGTAAGCATCCAAGAAATAAAGCTGATGGTGGAAGAATCGGATTCAATAAAGGTTTAGATTACCTACAAGGATTTTAATATGGAATTTAAAAAATACAAAATGGCTATGCGTAATCGTATTAGTCCTAAGAATAGAGATTTTGTCATAGACAGAGAAAGAGCACCTTTTGATGATAATGTTTCTGGTCTTGGTGAACAACCAGTATTTTCTCAAAACGAATTTACAACTACTCCTATGATAGATCCTGCAGAATTTCCTGCAAGAAAAGAATATATGCAATCATATGCTGTAGGTGGAAATGTTAGACAGTTGTTTGGTGGTGGAACTTTACCAAAAAATGTACAAGAGTTTTTAATTGAAACTTTTCCAGATCTTGAATTAAAGTTTAATAAAGGACTTCCTAAATATGGGTTATTAACTAACAATAAAAATTATAATAGAGTTTTACAAGCTGCAAACAATAAACTTAAGAACCCTAACTATGTTTTTAGTCCTGACTTTGAATCACTTAAATATGATAAAAATTTTGGAACAGCCAAACAACTATTAGAAAAAGCAAGATCAAAAGGTATCTATGTTAATGAAAAAACAAGAACAGATATTTTTGCAAGAAACTTTAATATAAAATCAAAACCAAATCCCTACAGTTCAAATAACCCTCCTCATTTAATATATGATTTAAGTTCTTTAGATGATCCTAAAAAAACAGAACAAATTATTAAAAAACAAATTCAATCTGGTTCTTACACATCAGAAACAGGTGAAAAATATTTAAGTCAAGAAGAACAAGCAAGAAAAAAAAGAGAAACATCTGCTAAAAGAACGGAAGCTATCAAAGAATATAGTGTGCCTTCTGTTGAAAGAGGTTATAGGGGAACCAAAGATGTTAATTTATCTCATATGGACGATATTTTTAATCAATATACTACAGGATATACTTTAGGATATGCTCCAGGAAAAATAAATAAAGAATTTTTAACTACCTATGATAATAAAATAAAAGCTTTGTATGAAAAAAGAAAAAAATTAAATAAACAAAAACCAAAAGGTTATTTAAAAGAATTAGAAAAGATAAATGAAAAAGGAGCAAAGCTAGCTGGCGAAACAAGTGGATATAAATCTTTTTTATTTGAAGACCCTTATAGTCAAAAAACATATCAATTTGGTATTGACTATAGCAAGACTTTAGATCCTACTGGAATATTACAAGGGAGACGTTTACAAGATGTTGTAATTCAAGGAAACCCTCTTGATCCTAATTCAAAATTAGTTTTAGATCTAAGCCCCGAAGAATCTTTTATTTTTGAAAAAAATAGAAAAGAAGTTTTAAAATCACAATCTAAAATTAACCCAACTAAAAAGATTGAAGAAATAGAAACATCTAATAAAAAAATTGTTAAAGATGTGGAAGATAATGTTCTTGGTATAATTGGTTGTAGCAATGCAGCTCAAGTGTCACCAAGAGATAAATTAACAAGAGTTAAAAATTCAATCGGAGGAAGAATTGGTTTTAAAGAAGGATCAAGTTGTGTAGAAAAAGGTAAGAAAAAAATTGAAGAAGGTAAGATAGGTAAATCAGAATTAAAAGCGTTAGAAGAATCACTTGAATCTTCTGGAAAAATGACACCAGATGCAAAAAAATATTTTACAGGAGCAAAGGTTGCTCTTAAGGCAGGAGCTAAACTACCTCTTGAATTAATATCAATTGGTTTTGGACCAGCGGGAATAATTGCTGGAGCTCTTCTTGAATTAGCAACTGTTCAAGATGATATTAGAAGAGGAGATTTAAAAGAAGCTTGGAGAAATTCTTTTCCTGGTATGATATTAAAGGGAGCAGAGAATTTAGTTGGTGTAAATATAACAGGTACAAAAGAAACGGACGTATTAAAATTTGCAGAAACTGATGAAGAAATAGCTGCTGTTAAAAATATGTTTAGTTATCTTAAAGGCACAGACAAATATAATGAAAGGGTTGAGAAGCTTGACCGTCTAGCTGGTGATATTACAGACGATGTAGACGCTGACCCAGAAGCACAAATGATAAGTAGTTCTTCTGCACAATCATATTATGATGTAGAGGAACAGGCTAAAAAATTAAAAGCAATATTAGATGCTCAAGAAAAAACTTTAGGAACCGAACAAGGTCAAAAAATGAGCATAGATGTTTTAAAAAGAGAAATTGCATCTAGATATAATAGGGCCCTAACTAATGTAAGTTTGGAACAATTTATAGACGATGAAATAAATAGAATTTATTTTGATATTCAAAAACAAGCTGCACCTACTTCTGATGTCGTTGATCCAGATACTCAATTTAATTTAATGAATTCTGTAAGACAACCTTTTGCAGGAGGAGGTTTATCTATTCAAGATAAAATACAAGAACTGTTAGCTTCTATACCAGGATTAATGATGGCAGACTTTGTACCTGTTTCTGAAAAAGTAGAATTAAAAAGATTGTTTGATCAATTTAATGACAGATATATGCGTAAGGCAGAAGGAGGAAGAATTGGTTTTAAAAATGGACCAGAAGACATTAACAAGTCAAAAAGATTGTTTACTCAATTATTAGTTGGTCTAGCTGCTTTACCTATAGTTGGAAAATATTTAAAACTTGGGAGAGGGGCTGCTAAAGTTACTAATGTTAATATTCCTAACGTACCAGGAATGCCAGAATTTTTTCAACCTTTGGTTAATAAAGTAATTAATGAAGGAATTGATCTTACTACAAAATTGGGAACACAGGAAAGACAAATTGTTCGCAAAGCAGACATAGCAGGTCACGAGGTTACAGTTTATCATCAGTTAGAGACTGGAGAAACAGATGTTTACATTAATGGTATGAAAACTTTATATCAAGACGCAGTTAGATTGTATTACAAACCTGGTCAAGTATCTGAAGAAGCATCAAAAGCTTCTGGTAAAATAGTTAAAGAACCTGATGAATTTATAGCACAAGAATCTTCACCAGCTTACTCAGGTAGTCCAGAAGATTATGAAATAACATCAGACGGTACTTTTGAAACAAATAACTTTAATGAGTTAGCAAGTGATCTATCTGAAGTAGAAGCAGCTGTTCTTAAGCAACCAGTATCTGAGTTACAAAAAAGAAAAAAATTAGAAAGACTTAAATATTATGAGTCTAAAGAAGGTCAACAAAAATTGTTAGATGAGCAATATGGTGAATATGATGATACTATGAGAGATGATATTATAGATGAGTAAATATCCCAAGAAACACCTCATACCACCTAAGTCAGGTCCTCAACCACAAGGCTTGAATATTCAATATAATACTGTTAAAACAATACCTTCGGAGAAAATAAATGGCAGAGATAGACAAAACACTTCCAAACATAATGACTCAGCTCACACCAGAGCAAGAGACTGAACAAGTTATAGCGGACACAGAAATTTTAAACCCAAGCGGTGAAACTGAAGTTTTAGAAAACGAAGACGGCAGTGTAGATATTGATTTTGATCCAAACGCATTACAAAATATTCAAGCAGATCACAATTCTAACTTAGCTGATTTTTTACCAGAAGATGTTTTAGGAAGTCTTGGTTCAGAACTTTTTGAAAATTATCAAGACTATAAAAATTCTAGAAAAGAATGGGAAAGAACTTATAGAGAAGGTTTAGATCTTTTAGGATTTAAATACGATCAAAGAACAGAACCTTTCCAAGGAGCATCTGGTGCAACACATCCTGTTTTAGCTGAAGCTGTGACTCAATTTCAAGCATTAGCTTATAAAGAATTATTACCAGCAGAAGGACCAGTAAGAACACAAATCTTAGGTCTATCTACTCCAGAAAAAGAACAACAATCTTCAAGAGTAAAAGATTTTATGAATTATCAAATTATGGATCAGATGAAAGAATATGAACCAGAGTTTGATCAAATGTTATTTTATTTACCTTTAGCAGGTTCATCATTTAAAAAAGTTTACTATGATGAAATATTAGGACGAGCTGTTTCTAAGTTTGTTCCTGCGGAAGACTTAATTGTTCCGTATTCAGCTACCTCATTAGATGATGCGGAATCAATTATTCACGTTGTAAAAATTTCTGAAAATGAAATGCGTAAACAACAAGTTGCTGGTTTCTATAGAGACATAGAATTAAAACCAGGCGACGTACAAGAGTCAGAAGTAACACAAAAGGAAAGAGAACTTGAAGGAAAGACTAAATCAAGAAACGAAGACATTTTTAATTTATTAGAGTATCACGTTAATTTAGATTTAGAAGGATTTGAAGATGTAGGTCAAGATGGAGAGCCAACAGGTATCAAACTTCCTTACATTGTAACAATTGAAGAAAACTCTACAGAGATTCTTTCTATTAGAAGAAACTATGAAATTAATGATCCAAAGAAAACTAAAATACAATACTTTGTACATTTTAAATTCTTACCAGGTTTAGGTTTTTATGGTTTCGGTCTAATCCACATGATAGGTGGACTGTCAAGAACAGCGACCGCTGCTTTAAGACAGCTTTTAGATGCGGGAACGCTATCTAATCTGCCAGCAGGTTTTAAACAAAGAGGAATAAGAATTAGAGACGATGCACAATCTATTCAACCTGGAGAATTCAGAGATGTAGACGCACCAGGAGGAAATATTAAAGATGCATTTATGATGCTTCCATTTAAGGAGCCTAGTCAAACTCTCTTACAGCTTATGGGTGTCGTTGTAACTGCAGGTCAAAGATTTGCTTCTATAGCAGACTTGCAAGTTGGGGATGGGAATCAACAAGCCGCGGTGGGCACGACAGTTGCGCTTTTAGAGAGAGGATCAAGGACGATGTCTGCAATTCACAAAAGAATTTATGCAGCACTACGATCTGAGTTTAAATTACTAGCAAGAGTTTTTAAGTTATATCTACCTCAAGAATATCCATATGATGTTGTTGGTGGTCAAAATACCATTAAACAATCTGACTTTGATGATAGGGTTGATATACTGCCAGTTGCTGATCCCAATATTTTCTCACAGACACAGCGTATTTCCCTTGCGCAAACGGAAATGCAATTGGCAGCCTCAAATCCTGCCATACATAATCAATATCAAGTTTACAGAAATATGTATGAAGCGTTAGGTGTAAAAGACATAGACAAAATTTTAATTCGACCACAACCACCTCAACCAAAGGACCCAGCGTTAGAACACATTGATGCTCTCGCTGGGAAATCGTTCCAAGCATTCCCTGGTCAAGATCACAGAGCACACATTACAGCGCATTTAAATTTTATGGCTACCAATATGGCAAGAAATGCTCCTGTGATTATGGCTGCATTAGAGAAAAATTGTTTTGAACACATTTCCTTAATGTCCCAAGAACAAGTTGAGATTGAATTTAAAAATGAAATGCAACAACTAGCTTCAATTCAACAAAATCCACAAGCAATGCAAGATCCTAACATTCAAATGCAAGTAAAAATGTTAACTGAAAACATTGAATCAAGAAAAGCAAAACTTATTGCTGATATGATGGAAGAATTTATGCAAGAAGAGAAAAAAATAACTTCTCAATTTGATAATGATCCTATTGCTAAACTTAGAGCAAGAGAATTAGACCTTCAAGCACAAGAAAATGATAGAAAAC